CTACCTGCTAGGGCTTGGGGGATATCAATTCTTTTGGAAAATGGTGCGCTAGTCCAGCACATCCCGCTTCACGCTCTCAGCATGACAAAATCATGCCAGCATAATCATCCGCTTGACTATCTCCAAGTGTGGGATTGCTACGGATATGAATTTGCTACCCATGAATATCTAGCGCTAAAAGAATTGTCGGTAAGAGTTTATATGAAGGGCGGGGAATGGGAAAACGGTCAGTATCTTTTCACTGCCGCACCATACGGAGATATGTATTCTTCAGCGCCAGACCAGCACAAACACTTCAATTTTGCCAAACTTGACTGTGGAAGAGTTGGCGCATGGCCAGGAAACCGCATGTTGTTTGTTGATAGTTCGTTTGTGCAGTGTGTTGCCGAGCGACCTAAATACCGTACAAATACTAGGGTTTGGCATACTGAAGGCGTAGAAGTTGCCAGCCCATTTGACAAAAACATCAGCCCAGAAAATTCTTTATAAGAAAACAAAAGATTCTTGAGATAAAGGTTGCATTACCCCCATTGAACCCTGTAATTTTGTGCTCATATGAAAAAGAAGGGCAACCGCCTAACCAGCATGGAATTTGATGAGGTATCACTGGTGACAAGACCAGCCAATCAGATGAGCAAAGTTGTTCTGTTCAAAAGCGATTCACAAGTGGAGGAAGCAGTGGTAACTGAAGAAGTAGTAACTGAAGAGACAGAAGCAGAAACCCCAGAAGTTCTTGTAAAAGCCAATAAAAAGGCTGTTCCCGCCATGAAAGAATATGACGAGGAAGATGAAGAAGATGAAGAAGACGAAGAAATGCCAATGAAGAAAAAGAAACTGAAGAAGGTTGAAGCAGAAGCCGAAGTGACAGACGAGCGTGTAGAAATTCCTACCGAAGTCTACGACTACATTGAAGCGCTGGAATCAGCAAACGCCGATTTGGTCGCGCAAGTTTCCAAAATGGCAGAGAAGATTGAAGACCAAGAACAGGTCAAGGAAGACATCTTGAAGTCTGCCGACCCACGCCTTGTTGAAATTGTCAAGAACTTGGAAGACCGCGCCACTGCCGCAGAAGCAATTGCTAGAGCAGAGCGTGACCATCGCCTAGACCGCGAATTTGTGAGCAAGGCTTCCGAACTGTCCAATTTGGCAGTAAAAGCCGAAGAATTTGGGCTAGTTCTAAAGACTGTTGCCGACAAACTTACAGCCGAGCAGTACGATGCGATTTGGACTGTTCTAACTTCAGCAAACGCTAATCTTTCTAAGGGCGGTTTGTTTACAGAGTTCGGTAAGTCAACTACAACCGAAGGTGATGGGCCAATGTCCATTATTGAGAGAGCCGCTTCCGCATTGCGGGAAGCCAACCCATCGTTGAGCCGCGAACAATCAATTTCAAAAGCGGTACTTTCGGACAAAAATCTTTACAACCAATATCTAAACGAGGTTAAATAATGTCATACGCAGGGTCACAACCATTTAAGATTTCTCTCAAGGCAGGCGGCGACCTGTCAGCCCTTCAGTTCTACTTCGTTAAGTTGAACAGCGCGGGAGATGTAGTTGCCGTAACTGGTGCTACGGACAAGCCTGTTGGAGTTCTTCAGAACAAGCCAACTTCGGGTCAAGCGGCAGAAATTGTCGTTCTTGGTCAAACAAAACTCAGCGCAGATGCCGCAACCGCGATTGCCGACCAAGTTGGCACTTCGGCAGACGGTCAAGCAGTCGCTCTAATTGCTGGTACTGATACAACTAAGTATGTGGTCGGTGTTTGCCTAGAAACAGCCGCAGGTGCGGCAGTAATCTTCTCGGCACTTGTCAACTGCGCGAATCCGCACCGTGCGGCATAATTTCAAAGAAACAAAATAGGAGAAACTAAGTCATGGCACAACCACAAAATAGCGATGTTCATGTTGACGCAATCCTCACCAATATGTCTGTTGCGTACATTCAAGACCAGACCACCTTCATTGCTGGAAAAGTTTTTCCAGTAATTCCAGTTGAGAAGCAGTCTGACAAGTACTTCGTCTACACAAAGGGCGACTGGTTTCGTGACGAAGCAAAACTTCGTGCGCCAGCAACCGAATCGGTTGGTTCTGGTTACGGTCTGAGCACCGCCACCTACAGCGCCGATGTTTACGCCTTTCACAAGGATGTTGACGACAATGTTCGTGCCAACGCTGACTCCCCAATTGATGTTGACCGTGATGCAACCATGTTCGTCACTCAGCGGATGTTGATGCGCCAAGAAATTGAGTGGACTACGACATTCTTCGCTTCAAGCGTTTGGGATACGGATGTTACCCCTGCGAATTTGTGGAGTGACTACACGGCTTCAGACCCAATTGGCGACATTGAAACTGGCAAGGCAACCATGCTTACAAGCACTGGCTATCTGCCTAACACGCTCGTCTTGGGATACGATGTGTTCCGCCAACTACGCCATCACCCAGACATTGTTGACCGTGTAAAGTACACGAGCGCCGAGAATGTCACGGAAGATATCCTTGCCCGTTACTTCGGTGTAGACAGAATTCTTGTCTCTCGTGTAATCAAGAATACTGGCGCTGAAGGTGCATCTAACTCAATGGCGATGGTTGCTGGCAAACATGCTGGCTTGTTCTATGTTGCTCCAACGGCAGGCTTGCTAAGCCCTTCGGCTGGATACCAGTTCTCGTGGCGTGGTGTTTCAGACGGCTTGGGTGCAAATATTGGAATCACGCGATTCCGCAGGCCAGAACTTCGTGCAGACCGAGTGGAAGCGCAAATGGCTTGGGATAACAAGGTCGTTGCAACTGACCTCGGTTACTTCTTCGCATCAGTTGTCGCCTAATAACAAGAACAGGAGTCTTTCGTGGCAAACCGTTTAACTAAGGGCAAGGGGCTATTCGGCGCTCTTGTCACATCAAATAACGCAACGGTTGGCGGTTCGCTGGCTGTAACTGGAGCATTGAATGTTACTGGCGCTGTAGCGTCAGCAGGTTCGGCAGTAAACATTGCCGATGGAGCGTCAATGGTCGCTACTGGTGCAGGTATTCTTGCTGGCATTAGTACCGCTACTTTGACTCAGGCTCGTACAGTGACAACGGCTACTGCGGCACTTATTCAAGCATCGCTGACTGGTTATGTTGTCGGCAATGTGTACGAGTGGACATATATCAACTTGGCGGCTACTCATGTCGCTACTATCGCTGGTGGTTCTAATGTCACTATCGTTGGTTTGGCTACTGTCGCTGGTTCACAGAGCGCAACATTCTCTCTCCGTATTTCATCGCCAACAGCAATGGTTCTATACCGCAAGTCGGCTTAATTCCAACAACAAGAGAAAGTGACCTTTGTGTCCGAAAAAGATAACCTGCTAGAGTTAGTTACCCCAAAGACAGACATATATGTTGTGTTACGCCCATTTTCAGGCGCAAACGGCTTGTTTATGCGGGGAGAAGTTGTTGATACAAGCGCTTGGAAGCATACGAGTGGCTTAGTCAATCGCCGTTACATTGTGCCATTTCCTTTCGGTGGAGTTATGCCCGAAGAAAAAACATTTCCCGATGGTTCAGTGCGCCGTGTAATTACAAAACCACAGGATGTTATTCCACAAGAAGAGCCACCAGCAAAAAGGGCTTACAACAAGAAGTCATAACGGCTTTCTAAAACTATTCGTCTTGCTATATCATGGTGGTAGGAGCGTGTTATGGCTTGGACATATTCGGGAAACCCTGCGGATTCAACTAAAGATGCAGTTCGTTTTTTGGTTGGAGACACTGATACAACCGACCAATTAATTTCGGATGGGGAAATTGCCTATCTAGCAACCGTTCATGGTGCAGTTAATCGTGTTGCATCGGAAGCCGCTCGTGCCATTGCCGCTAAGTTTGCCAGACTTATGAACCGCTCAATAGGCGGGCTTAGTGCAGATTTCGCGTCAAAATATCGCCAATACCTTGAGTTGGCTGACAACATTCTTGCCAAGGATGAACTGAAGCCAGTGTCTCTGTATATTTCTGGGTTTAACCGCGCCGACAAGGATGCAGTTGAGATTGAAACTGACCGCGAATCAACTTTTGGCAGGAAAGGTCAGCACGATAATTTGCGCTACGCGCCAGCCAGTGACGCGGATTGGGAATACAGGAGGGGCTAGTGGCTATAGACCCCCAATTAAATTCGTTCATGCCGCACACAGTTACCATCGCTCCATATTCAAGCAAAAACAATTACGGCGAAGCGGTAACTGGCGTAACAAGAACCGCCAGTGCTTATGTTGAGCCACTAAAAGTTTTGACGGAAACCAGCACCACGAATGAAGAATCGCGCCCCATGCAAGCCTATATTTCCGATATAACAATCACGCTCAGAGACCAAATTACGCTTCCTGATGGCACTACGCCAGTTATTTCCAGTATTGAGGTTCACACTGCTGTAGCGGGCTTAGAACACACTCTGGTGACATTCCGATGACACTTATCATCGCCAAGGTAATCAGGAGCGACTTCACGAAAGTTGCCAACGCTACAAAGAAAGATGTTGCGGCGGCACTACTTGTAGAAGCCGAGTCAATTATGACTGGGGCTAAAAAGCATTATGTACCAATTATTACTGGTGCTCTTTCAAGAAGTGGAACAGTTTTAGCGCCAGTTATTACCGATGACAATATAAAAGTGACCATGGGGTTCGGTAGCGATACCGTTGCTTATGCCGCAAAAGTACACGAGTTGCCGAATAGCGCGGGGCAACACAAGAACAAATTTCTAAGTAAGCCACTCAATGTCGCAGTTAAGGGCATGGGCGAACGGCTGGCAAAAGCAGTGAAGAGAAGTATCGCACAAACAGTTGGTAGTAAATAACCGTGGCGCTTCTTGAAGACCTTGGCGGGTATCTTGATACTAACTCGGCGTTAGTGACACTTGGAACTAATTTATTCTATGGTCTGATGCCTGAAACGGTGGCTAATTGCGTTACCTTGTACGAAAGTGGTGGAGCACCGCCACTATTTACCCAAGGAACTGTGAACCTCCCAGTAATGGAACGCCCACAACTTCAAATGCTGGTAAGAAATGCCGTTTATGCCACTGGCAGGTCAACTGCCGAAGAGTTATACAGAATTTTGACTGCTATTACTAACCAAACTGTCAACGGCAACCATTATCTGAGGGTGGAAGCCATTTCTGTGCCTTCTCTTATAGAAAGGGATGCCAACAAAAGGGCTGTTTTTTCGTGCAATTTTGATGTTCTTAGAACCCTGCCGTGAATCAGTTAGTAAACCCCTATGGTGACGAGTCAAAAGAAGACGACAAACCTAGGTGCTGGCGCTGTGAGAAATTACTGGCTGAAAAACTGACTAGACCATGGACAATTGTGTGTTCTAGGTGCAAAGCAAAAAATGTTAAAGAGTGACTTGATTTCGTGCTTCTTGTGGCTGTATGTTTGCCTCACAACTTATTCGTGCCCTAGTGGTCATGGCTTGACTGCCAATCGTGCGCTTGTCGCCTCAGTCCTTCCGTGATTGTTTTGGCACATACGGAGGGCATATCGGTGGCTAGTTACAAAGTTCTGGTGGGGCTGGATTACGGCAACCCATCTAAGCGTGTTGAAGCAGGCGATGTTGTTTCTGACCTGCCAGCCAAGTCAATCGGTTGGCTTTCAGAGCAACTTATAATTGAACTTGTTGACGAAGTTGCCCCCACAAAATCAGTAAAAAAAGAATCCCTAAAAGAACCCCTAGCAGAAGTAAAGGGTGAGGTGGCGTAATGGCTTTTATTCACGGCAAGGCGACAAATGTTTTGCACAACAACTACGACTTGAGTTCTTATTTCAATCAGGCGGCGGTTTCTAGGTCGGTTGCTCCCGCAGAAACTTCAACATTCGGCGCTTCGGCAAAAACATATATCGTTGGGCTACAAGACGGAACACTGAGCCTTAGCGGTCTGTTTGATGGTGCGGCTAATGCAGTTGACGAAGAGATAACCGCAATTTTGGGCGTAAACACTGGCGGTATTATTTCAATTGACCCCGCAGGTGCATCATTTATTAAGGGAAGCCGTGTTATTTCTCTAACAGGGAAACTGACTTCGTATCAAATTAGTGCTCCAGTTGGGGATGTTGTTTCAGCATCAGCAGATTTTCAGGCAGACGAAGGAATTGGCAACTCAATTTCGCTTAGGTTGTGGTCGGCAGAAACAGCCAGCACAAACACTGCATCTCACGACAGTGCGGCTTCAAGCGCAGACGGTGGCT